GATTCTGGATTACCATATTTATATAATATGAAAGACAAAATTAAAGGATTAGGGGTTTATGAATTGTTAACTAACCACCGCCATCCAATTGTTGATAGTATATTACAATATTTTGATGAAACAAAAACTGAGAAGTAAATGACAGACATTCCAATTTGGCCAGGTAGTTCATCGTTCACAACTGGTAGTACACCATTTGGGTATTTTGATTCTGAGGCATCTTTTCAAGTAGATGCAGATAAAGTAGCGAATTGGTGTGCTAAAAGACTCGGTTATCCATTGGTTGATGTGGAATTACAACGAGTAAACTTTTATGCTTGTTTTGAAGAAGCAGTAGCTGAATATTCAAACCATGTTAATCAGTATAACATTCAGCAGAATTTGTTAAGTATCATGGGTTCACCTACTGCATCTAATTTAACTCATAGAAACATTTCAGCAAATATGGGTGGCCTTATACAGTTAGGAACTGAGTATGGAAGTGAAACATTTACCAATGGTAATGTGAAGTTTTATTCCGCTTCTATTGATTGTGTGACAGGTGTACAACGATATAATTTAGACACACTTATTCGTGATATAAAAGCACCAACACAAAATATAGAAATAAAAAGAGTTCATCACTATGCACCACCCGCTTCCATGCGTTTCTATGACCCTTATTTAGGTAATCAAGCGATGTTGGATACATTCGGATTTGGTGCGTATTCTACTGGTGTTTCTTTTACGTTGATGCCTATGTATGCGGATTTATTGCGGGTTCAAGCTATTGAGTTTAACGATATGATGCGAAAATCTGCATTTACATTTGAATTGATAAATAATGAGCTAAAGGTATTTCCGTTACCAGTAAGAGACTTTAAACTTTGGATTGAATATATTATAAAAGAAGAGCGTTCAAATCCATTAAAATATCCAAATGGAACTGTTTCTGATATTTCAAACGCTCCATATAGTTTAATGAAGTATTCTCATATAAATTCTCCTGGAACGCGGTGGATATTTAACTTTACACTTGCATTGGTAAAAGAAATGTTGGGTTATGTTCGTGGTAAGTATGGAAATATACCAATACCAAACGGTGAAACAACATTAAATGCTGCAGATTTACTATCTGCTGCAACATCTGAAAAACAAGCACTTGTAACGGAACTTCGCACTATGTTAGAAAACATGACACGTGCAAAACTATTAGAGGCTAAAAGAGCAGAAACAGAACACTTGAATGTTAGTTTGAATGGTACTCCACTTTCAATTTATATAGGATAAATAAATGCCATTATTTCATGGAACACGAGATGCTGGTCTTGTACATAAATTCAATATGGAATTAATTGCAGATATTATAGATACGGAAGTTGCGGTATATAAACTTTCATTAGAAGATACAAAGACAAATATGTACAATGAATCTGATAAGAAGGTTTATTTTAGTCCTGTAAAAGTTTCTGCTTTAATAAATCGTCAACCTCAAGCATATGAGGGAACTGAGTTTGGACAAGATTATAATCAAGCATGTGATTTTGGTTTTATTCGTGAATTATTAAAAGACGTTGAAATATTTGTTGAAGTCGGTGATGTTATTGAATATAACGGTGAATGGTGGGAGGTTGACTCTGTACAAGAGAATCAGTATTTCGGTGGTAAGAATCCCGATTATGCTTTCTCTGGCGATAAGTGGGGACATAATGTTTCCATTATTGCTACAACCCACTTAACAAGACGTTCAAGAATTCACATAGAAGAATTCAGACCAAGTATAGAAAATAATTTGAATGATTTACCGAGTAACATATAATGCAAAATTCTTCCAAATATAGAAAACCACCATTAAAACGAACTCATGATAGTTTCATAGATGACAAAAATTCGGTGGAAAATCCAAGGATAGATTTTGGACAGGCACGTAGTACACAGATACGTAGAGATAAGGATAAAGTAAGAAATCTTGGTGTTACATTATATGATGTAGATTTTGCAATAAAATCATTCATAGACCAAAGTATGAAATTGAAAGTTGAAGACAATGGTGAACTTATACAAGTTCCAACGATATATGCTAATTCAGAAAAATGGGCTTCAATTCAAAAAGATGGATTTCTAAAAGATAAAAAAGGAAAAACAATAGTTCCACTTATAACTTTTAGACGTTCAAATGTTACAATAAAAAATGAACTGAAGCGTAATAAAGTTGCTTCTATAAATCAAGGTATGGCTTATATTACACGGCAAAAATATAATACATCCACACCATATGATAAGTTTTCTGCAATGTATGAGAAAAAAAGACCAAGTGAATACTTCTTAACTCCAATTCCAGATTATGTAGATATAAGTTATGATTTTATAGTATGGTGCGAATATCAAAATCAATTGAATTTTTTGATAGAAAACTTTATTTATTTCTCTGGTAGATCTTTTGGTGATAAAAACTTTTTTAAGTTTTCTACTAATATGGATAGTATTTCTATAGAAGACAGTAATACAACAGGACAAGACCGTGTAGTTAGGGCTTCATTCTCAATTATAGCCCATGCTTATTTAATACCAAAAGAAATAGCAAATCAAGCATCGATGCAACGAACTGTTACTGCAAATAAATTATCTTTTGGGTTTGAAACAATTAGTTCACTTTCTGATTTATATAATAACAGTTCCATAGATAGATTAACGGATGAGGGTAGAATTGGTGGTGCGGTAGGTGGACCAGGTGGTAGAGATATTGGAATTAGAGACAGTAAGTCTAATTTTAGAAAGTTAAATCAGAAAGGCGATGAAGCAAATCTTGCTTATTATAGAAGAAAAGCGCAAGAGTTTATTGATATATCTGAAAATAATGCACCTGGAATATATCCAAAAGAAAATGATTTTACAGATAAATAAATGATATTTATATATGTTATATTTTTTAATTTTTTAATTGAGGTTTTATATGTCAGAACAAGTTGAAAGCAAAGATTTTACGCAAGAAGATATTGCTACGGTAAAAGAGTTACAATCGGGTTATGCAAGAACTACTGCACAGATTGGACAAGTCGAAATTGAGTTACATTTACTACAAAAGCGATTGAAGGGTATGCATGAACTACGAGATACTTTATTTGAAGAGTACGCTAAGTTACAAACTCAAGAAAAAGAACTCATAGATTCACTAAATGAAAAATATGGTGATGGTGTTTTAGATTTAGATTCTGGTAAATTTATTCCTGCTAAATCTTAATTTGGTTTTTTTGTTTCATATTTATATGAAGACTTAATTCTATAATTTTTTGGAGATAATAGTGGCTAATGAAAGAATTGTAAGTCCTGGCGTGTTTACAGTCGAAAAGGATCTTTCGTTTCTACCACAAGGAATTGGTCAAATTGGTGCGGCCCTTATCGGCCCAACACTCAAAGGACCAGCTTTCGTTCCTACGGTAGTCGAAGGGTACGGCGACTTTATCACAAAATTCGGTGGTGGATATGAACAATCATATCTTCCATATACTGCTAAGAGCTATCTAACCAACGCTGGTAGTGCTACCGTCGTTCGTGTTCTTGGTTCTGGTGGATATTCACTCGATTTCCCTCTCGCACTTGTAGCAACAGGTTCGTATGGTAAGCGATTAATCTCTGTTCTTCACCCAACATTCGTAGTGACAAGTGCAGACACAGTTGACCTATTTAACACATCAACATTGGCATCGAATGTAAGCGGTTCGTTTGTTCTTACTGTTTCTGGTGGATTCACAACAGACACATCGGCATTTACAGGTAATGCAACAGATGAAAACGGAACACCATTTAGTGCTTCTATCGACCCATCGAGCACATCATATATTGGTGACCTCTATGGATATACTGCATATGGAACACACGCTGTTTACAACTACGTTGCATTCGGAAAATCAGCTTCGTCTTCGTTAGCCGCACATCCAGCAACTTCGCTTATTATCGAAACTGGTTCTGCCGCTGATTGGAACTTTACATCTGATTATCTTGAAGCTTCTACGCCATACATCACCTCACAAAAAATTGGTGCAGTATCTAATGACCTCTTTAAGTTCTACACACTTTCACACGGTGTTAACTCGAACTACGAAGTAAAGGTTGCTATCGCCAACGTTCGTGCTGCTGGTACAATCGCTGGTTCTGATTATGGTGATTTCGATGTTATCATCCGTTATGTGGATCAATCTGGAATCTATGGTTCACCATTCACAACAGAAGATGATGACCTTCGTCCAAACGTAGTTGAATCATTCAAATGTAATCTTGACCCGAACTCACCAAGATATATCGCCCGTGTAATCGGTGATCGTTATATCACAATTACATCAGCTGGTAAAGTTGTTGTAAACGGTGATTATTCAAACAAGTCGAAGTATGTTCGTGTTGAAGTAACAGACGCAGTATCTAACGGTGCGGTTTCACCAACACTCGTACCGTTCGGATTCCGTGCCTTGAAGTCTCCTGTACCAAGCACATTTACACAACCAGTTGCTGCTTCATTCGTGACAGACCAAACATCTGGTGGTGCTTATTCAAAGAGAGTTTACTACGGATTTGATTATAGCTTCTCAACAACAGATAACCAAAATTATCTCAGACCACTTCCAGTATCTGCTAAGCAAACAACTGGTTCAAACGCTGATTT